CGCGATTCCACGATGCCGGAGAACACATAAAGATCGCCGGTGGTGGTCTGGCCGACGGCGGTGTTGATCGGATACTGGATCTTGAAGTCGTAGGGCAGGCCGGAGCCGAAGGCCGTCTCGACGACGAGCTGCCCGGCGTCGGTCGGCACGCGGTTGCCCTCGCATTTGAAGTTGCCGGGGTCGAGAATCGAGGCCTTCCGCTCCTTCACCGTCGATTGCGTGTTGGTGACCTCGACCAGGTCCCACTTCTGCCCGGTCAGGCCGGGGTCGCGGATCTCGCCGACGATCGTGAAGGTTTCCGAGCCCGAAGCCCCGGTGACACCGCCGATCAGCAAATTGATTAACCGCCCCGACTGCGCCTTGCTGGTTGTGTACGGCATGATCGATCTCCTGTTGCTGGGTTGGTGGTGCGTTGCGGGTGGCCGTCAGCGCGGGGCTATGACGGGTAGTCGAACCAGAGATAGAACTCGCTCATGCAGCGGTACCGCCGCGGGTCGTCGTCGAAGTAGTCGATCGACTGGATGCGGATCGCGTTCTGCAGCTCCGTGCCGTCGGAGAGCAGCACGGGCATGCCCAGGAAGAGCGCCCGCAGCGCGTCCCGCGTCGAGTCGGCGTCGCCGTAACTCGCACCGAAGGCGTCGAACTGGATCCGCATTCGCTGCGGGCCCTCGGTCGACCCCGTGACCACGCCGATCTGGCTGACGACCTGGTAGGTCAACGCCGGCAGCGTCGGCTCCGGCGGCAGCACCACCGGGTAGCACCGCTCCTCGATCAGCGCGGCCAGCGCGGCGTTTCCGGTGATCAGCGTGAAGAGCCCCTCGGTGATCACGAATTAAAGCGCAACCTTTCCGAGCAAACGATTCACGGTGACAGTCGGACTGAAAACGGGAATATGGTCGCCAAGCGAAATGGGCGCAAAACTTTCGCTTTCGACCGTGAGGTTTAACAACAGGCCGCCTTGCGAAACGTGGACGTGAACTAGCTTCCCATCGGCGGGAACTGCATCCTGGACGACTTCATAATTGCGTTTGCCGGGCTTAAACAGATCGACCAGCAGCTCCGGAGATATCTGGAGGATTTTCACTTTTCCCATAACTACTGGCTCCCATCGATCTCAAGGCACATCAGATTGAGCACGCGGTTGCGCTCCTGCACGTTCTCAACCGCCTGGATGAGGTAGGTATGCGTTCCATAGACCACGCGCTGCCCTTCCTCGATGACCACACTCGTCCCGGGCCAGCGGATCGTCACCCGATGCGTGACCTGAGAAACAAACTGTGAGGCCTGGTATACCTCGCGGCTCGACACTGTCGCGATCGCCGCGAAGACGCTCAAAAAGGTCGTCCAGGTCGCCACCGGCTGGCCATAGGCGTCCTGCGTGGCCGACTGCGACTGGATCTGGATGGCGGAGCGGAGCGCCCCGGCCGGGATCGCCAGCGGGTCGCGGACGCCCGACCACGGGTAGCCGAACATCTACGTGAGGTCCCGGTACGGATCGAGCAGCGCCCGCACCACGCGTGGCATCGGCACGTCGACCACGCTGCCCTGCTCGTAATACCATGCGGCCAGAAACTGGATCGCCTGGAGGATCGGCTGCGGCACCGGCTGGCCGAACCAGCAGGAGGTGTTCACGATCGCGGCCGCCGGCGGCGTGGCCAGGGTGGCGACCCCGCTCCCGTTGACCGAGGCGATGAAAGTGTTGAGCGTCACGTTCGCGCCGCCGCCATTGGGGATCGAGACCGCGAGGCCGGTGTCGCCCGGCAGCAGCGGCTGATCGTCATTGTTGAACTTCGCGCCCGAGATCACGCCCCCGGTGTCGATCGAGACGGCGAGCGGGCCGCCATAGCCGCAGCGGAACTGGCAGAGCACGTTGCTCGGCACCATGCGGGTCGGCGGCCAGGGCCGCGCGAAGGGCGGCAGCAGCCGCGCCGGCTGCGTCTCGCTGCCCCGGTCGAGCTGATAGCCGTACTGCGGGTCGGCCGGGTTGGTGCCGTAGGTCGTGTCGATCGAGAGCGTCTGCAATGTGCCGGAGACGTCGACATACTGCAAAAAGTAGACCGACTGAAAGGGCGGCTTCGGCAGTTCGATATGCGCGTAGCCGAGCGCCTCGTAGCGGAAGTCTCGGCCGGGAAACGAGTCGCGCCTGAGCAGCCACGTCTGGGTGATGAAGACGCGGCGGCAATAGTTCTCGCAGTCGGCCCGCGCCGCCATGATGTAGCCATTGAGCTGCGCGGTCAACGTCGCCGCCAGGCCCGTGTCGGTCGGCGTGGACATGCCGAGCTGGTTGAGCATCGCGCCCTGGTTGACCGGCTCGACGGGCGGCGGCGTGATGAGAACGACGTCCTTCACTTGACGGCTTTCCTCAAACGCTTGCGGAGCGCGCCGTGGTGCGGCTTCTCAATCGGAGCCAATGCCGCCCGCGCGTCGGCCGGAATCTCGCAGTCCGGCTCCGCGGGCGGCCTCTGATCGGCATAGGCATACGTCGCGCGGCCGTCGGCGAGCATGGCGCGGGCGGCCTCCGGAGCGACGTCGAGCAGCTCGCCCTCGGAGCGCCCGGTTTTCATGCGAACGAACATGGAATCCCCTTGAAAAAAAGAACAGGCTCCCCCGGCAACAGGGAAGCCTGTCTCCCCAACCGCGGCAAAGAACGGGCTAGACGGTGACGGTGGGCGATTCGTCTCCGGTGAAACGGCCGCCGGAGAGCTCCGCGATGACGCAGTAGTAGTCGGCGTCGGCCCCGTCGGTGAGGGTCAGCAGCACGTAGGGCGAGCCCTGCGGCAGCGCGGCGGCGTCGAGCTCGATGACGATGAGCCCGTTGGCCACCGCCGCCGGCGCGAAGCTGCCCGAGGCGACGAAGGTGCGGCCGCTGTTGGCGGCGGACCCCGCCTGGAAGACGTCGTTGCCGGCCCCCCCGGCGGCCTGGGACCAGTAGTTGAACGACTGGGCCACGGCGTTGGCGCCGGCCTCGTTCGTGCAGGAGAAGAGCTCGACCGCCGTCGCGCCCGAGGCGAGCGCCCCTGCGGCGATGATCAGGCTGAGGTGGGCGTAGTTCGCCATGTTGACGGCGAGGGCGCTCTTGCCGCCGCTGATCGACTGCGGAGGCAGGGCGTTGACGACATGGCCCTCTTGGGCCAGATAGAAACCTTTTACGCTGCTCATTGCGAGGATCCTTTCTTGATCGGGCGAGGGTGAGACCGACGCTATGACGGCGCATGGCCGCCATAGCGCGAATCCGGGCGCGTTTTAGCGGGTTTGCAGCGTGACGAAGGGCGAGAGGGTCGGAGCGGCCGACTGGTACGGCTGCAGCGGCTTCTTCCACCAGGTCTGCCCGTCGATCCGCATCTGCCAGCGGAAGGCCATCTCGCCGGTGAGGAAGGCGACATGCATCGAGCTGTCCTGGGTGAGGTCCGTGCGCTTGGCCAGCAGATACTGATCGCCGTCGGCGAAGGTGATATCGCCCTGGGTGCTGAGGTTCGACGCCTGCTCGATCGGGACGACCGGACGGCCCATCAGCAGGCCGTAGCCGCTGTTGTTGCCGTACATGCCGGGCGGCGTATAGAGCAGGATCTGCCCGAGGCTCGGCGAACCGAGGGTCAACGGATAGAGCTCCGGCTCGACGGCCTGGTTGATATACCAGACGCCGGTCTTGCGCGACGGGGCCCATACCCTCGACCACATGTTCAGGATATTGTTGGTCGAGACGGTTCCGGTGGCCTGCCCGGCGTCCTTGGCTTGCACGATCAGGGCGCCCGAGTTTTGGAAGCCCTGGGGAGCGCCGGCGCCGGGTCCCGAGAAGACCGCCGCGTCCAGCTTGAACGCGAACTCCTGCGGGAAAACGGCGTCGATGTAGGTCGAGAAGGCCGTCGAGTCCTCCAGCAGCTCCTCGGTCGCGTACGTGAGGCCCGTGAGCTTGTTCGCGGCGAGCTGGATCTCGCGGAACTTCGGCTTCGTGCCCTGGTAGGGCGCGGCCTCGTAGGTCCAGTAGGCGAGGATGCCGCCGTACCGGCTGCCGTCGCCGCGGCTGTCTTCGTCGATGGCGTTGATGATGAGACGGCTCGACGTCATGGTGAGCTGGCGGCAGCGCTTGGCGACCTCGCCCGTATCGTAGACGCGCTGCAACAAATCGTTCGAGAACTCCGGAGGAACGGTGAAGCCGCCCTCGGCCGGAACCGACTCGCTCGAGCCGAGTGCGCCCAGGATACGGGGATCGACCAGCGAGGCGCGGCCGTCGTTGACATGCTTCTGGCCGCGGGCGATCGCGACCAGAAACTCGCCCTTGTTGGCCCACGGCTTTTTGCTGCCCTCCGGCAGCGCGACCGAGGTTACGCCGGTTGCCGGCGCGTTGCGCTCCTCGTCCATGCGGGCCTCGGCGAGCTTGATGTCTCCGTTGAGGGTTTCGACCGAGGCCATGTGCGACTTGTAGTCGAGGCGCTCCTGGTCGGTAAGGTCGCGATTGGCGTCGGCGGCGGCCTTCGAGATCGCGTCGGCCTTCGCCAGCGCGTCCGCCTTCCGCTGCCGCAGTTGCTTGATATTGAACATGATAGGATTCCTTCCTGAAGTGGACGTACGTGGACCCTCGCGCCGCCGGGCGCCCCGCCATCGGGCAGGATCGGCGACGTGTTGCGGATCGGGACTTCGGCCCCGTTGAAAACTTGCGCCGAAAATCTAAGCCGAGGCGATCTCCATCTGGCGGCGCCGCGCGGCATGTCGGGCCGCCGCCGCGCAGCCGACCGCCCCCTGGCATCGGCATCCCTTGCAGGCGCAGTCGGCGTGGGTGCAGCCCTCGCAATCGCCGTCCGTGCAGGAGTCGCACTCGCACTCGCAGCTCACGCCGTCGGACTCCGGCTCTGCGTCGGCGCGCGGGACGCGGGGAACGGTGTGCGCCGCCGTCGATTCCGACATCGCCGCAAGCTCGGGGGCGAACACGGACGCGTTGGAGGTCGCGCCGCCGCCCCGGCTGGCGCCGTATTTCTGCAGCACATCGTCGAGCGTGCCGACGCGGTCGGCCATGCCGACCTTGACCGCCTGCTGCGCGGGAAAGACGCGGCCCTGGCCGAACTTCCTCTGCACCGTTTCGAGCGGCACGCCGCGGCCCTTGGCGACGGCCTTCTCGAACATCAGGCCGTAGGTGTCGACCAGGTGCTGCATGTGGGCGCGGGCATTGTCGCCGAGCGGCTCATAGGCGTTCCCCTCGGTCTTGTTGGCCCCGTAGGAGATGAGCGTGATCTTCACGCCCCGGTTTTCGAGGTATTGCGAGTCGTCCTCGTGGGCGCTGTAGACGCCGATCGAGCCGGTGAGCGAACTGGGCGCGGCGACCACCTCGCTGCAGGCCGACGCGATATAGTAGGCCGCCGAGGCCATGAGGCAGTTCGAGACCGCGGTGACCGGCTTTTTCTTGCGGCCGTCGCGGATCTCGCTCGCCAGTTCGTCAACCCCCTCCACCGAGCCGCCGGGCGAGTCGACGTCGATCACGATCGCCTTGACGTTCGGATCGGCGAGCGCTCCGCGGAACATCTGGGTGAATTGCTCGGTCGACGTGCCCGACGGGCCCGAGATATCGCCCATCAGGTTGGCGCG